GTATGTAACGAATAATTGGGAGAAGCCCATAGTTTTTGACTATGCGTTTCAACAATACAGATTTCCGGTGAATCAAACAGTGGAGGCGCCGGAAGAAGCGATTCGACACATATTTGGCTGGGGTGATGACAATAAAGAAATTTATTTAACTCGCCTTGGACTTATCAAGACAAAAAATGACTTGCCTCAAGGTTTAGAAATTTTGGAGAAAATCCAAATTACTTTGGAACCTCCTCAACAGAATCACTCGTTATCCCCGGTGATGGAAAGAGTACCTCTGCCTTCCTCAAAGAAGGCGGGGGGAAATGTCCCAGCATAATATGGACGTTCAATGGCGCAAACCCTCTCAGGTTATCTTTACTCTGTTAGAAATTTGTTGCATGATGCAAACGCAAATTTCTACACCAACCAGCAGTTAATTGACAACATCAATTCTGCAAGAGAGAGGCTTGTCCGTGATACAGGATGCTTGCGTACCGTTCAAGTCTCGCAAGCACCATGTACCCCAGTCCCCGGTGGTGCATATCCATATAATTGGGTCGCAAATCAAGCTGTCAACCTCGGTGACTATGTTTTTTCAAATATTTTTATTTATCAGGTTACGACTGCTGGTACTTTAGGAACCACAGCGCCCCCTTATCCTAGTGGCTCGTCCACCATTTATCAGAATTACCCACCCAGTACGCCCTTTCAAAATGGAACGGCGTATTTGCAATATGTGGCTCCTTGTGAGCAAATTCAGTATTCTTGCTTGCCAAGCGGCTTGCAAACGCTGGATGTCTTAAATATCAATTTGTACTGGGGCAATACTCGCGTTCCCATGCGCTATTTGCCTTGGACCCAGTTCAACGCACAGTTGCGCTTTTGGCAAAACTATATTGGCAGACCTATTTGTTTTTCTGTCTATGGTCAGCAAACTATTTACATCTCGCCAGTGCCGGACCAAGTTTATACGATTGAATTAGACACCGTGATATTGCCAACGCCGCTTGTCAATCTCAACGATGTAGATTCAATCAACGACCCTTATTACACACCCGTACAGTTTTACGCGGCGTATCTTGCCAAATACTATGAACAGTCTTTTGGCGAAGCCGAGATATACAAGCAAGAATACACCAAGCACATGCAATCTGTACTGGCAACAACATTTACAAGAAGGATGCCAGACCCCTATTCGAGTCTTTTCTAAATGGCATCAGCAGAGCAAAAAAAGTCTTATCAGGTTGTTAAGCAGTTTAAAGGCGTTAACACCAAGGCTAACCGCACCGCCATTGAAGAAGATGAGTTCTCATGGCTTGAAAATGCTATGCCGGTTGGTTATGCCAACCTGAAGATTACGCCAACATACACCAATACCGGGGTAACTTTTAGTCATACCGTGATTGCCATGTTTTCGGTTAATTTAAACTTAAACGACTATTTGCTTGCATTTGAGTCAGACGGTTCATGTGAATACGTCAATATTGGCTCTTTAGCCAAAGGCAACGTTGCACCAGCCGGAACATTTAGCACAACAGGCAACATCAACGTCAGTCAGTGGAAAAACACCGAGGCTCTGATTCTTGACCCGTACAAGGGCTACTTTACTTGGGATGCAACCAATTTAATATCTGTTGGCTCAGTCTCGGTCATTGGACTGACCAACCAAGGCTCAGGGTACAGTTCTGCGCCCTTAGTCACCATTAGCGCCCCCAATAACGCCAACGGCATACAGGCAACGGGTGTGGCAACCATCACAACCGGCGCTGGAACACTCATTTCGACCAACATCACCAACATTGGCTCTGGCTATACGTCGGTGCCGTCCGTATCGGTCAGCGGTGGTGGCGGCTCAGGCGCAACCATTTCAGCCAGTATCCAAAGCGGAAATGTGGTGGCGCTCACCATTACAAACCCCGGTTCAGGCTATACCAGTGCCCCGACCATTACGATTGCGGCGCCTCCCAGTGGTACAACCGCAACAGCCAATGGCGTTGTAGATACTGGTTTGGTAACGTCAGTCATTTTGACCAATGCTGGAACTGGGTACAACTCTGCGCCTACCATTACGTTCTCAGGTGGCGGAGGAAGCAATGCCGCGGCTGTGGCAAGCTACACCACTTTTGCAACTGGCACGGTTTATGTACTTGTTAATACTGGCGGTACAGGCTATACGTCTGCGCCTATGGTTGGATTTAGCGGTGGCGGCGGTAGTGGTGCGGCGGCAACAGCCATTATTTCAGGCGGTATTGTTACTGAGATAGTAATGACCAACCCGGGTAGTGGCTACACCAGCGCCCCAACAGTGACTTTAACCGGCGGTGGATACACCAATGCGGCAACTGTTACGGCTTATGTGAATAGCACCACCAATGTAGGCATATCGTCGTTCTCAGGGCGCGTTTGGATTGCCCAAGGGCGTACAGTCTTTTACTCTGCGGCGGGGTCTTACAGCGATTTTATAACGGTTTCTGCGGGGTCTGTGGCTATATCGGACTCCACATTGCACGGCAACATCCAGCAATTATTGTCCGCAAACAACTTTTTGTACATTTTTGGTGATGATTCCATCAACGTTTTCTCAGATGTTAGGGTAACTTCTACTGGCTCGACCATATTTACCAACACCAACGTCTCTGCGTCGGTGGGTACTAAGTTGCCTTATGCCATTTTCCCGTACTTCAGGTCCGTGCTGTTCATGAACAACTACGGCGTTTACGCGCTGGTAGGTTCAACCACATCCAAAATCAGTGACCCACTAGACGGTATTTTCACAAATATTGACTTTACTCGACCCGTTTACGCTGGTCAGGTTCTGATTAACAATATTTTGTGCGCCGCATTTAACTTTTACTACACTGGCGGCGCTGGAGTTAGCTCATCTAATCGTTATATTCAAGCTGTCTTTTTTGAGAAAAAATGGTTTTTTACCAGCGTAGTCAACAATCTTGACTACATTGTTTCTGCGCCAATTGGCGGAAAAGTGGCTTTATTTGGTACCGACGGAACTAATTTGTACCAACTTTATAACGATACAACTTCAAACATTAACAGCTATATTCAAACAGCTTTAATGTCTATGAAAGACAATGTTCGCACCAAGCAAGCGCTAAAGATTGCGGTTGAAGCGACTTTGGTGGAAAATGCAATACTGAGTGTGACAGTTGATTCTGAACAAGGTTCAAGCCCAGCTTATTTGCTGAGTAATATTGTTTCTTGGTATAACGTCTACAACACAACAATTGCTTGGAAAAACAATGTGTCCACAGTAATTGGCTGGGCTGGTGGAACAGGATATACGCTGTACAAGACAGATGCGTCTCAGTACGGAAAGTATTTGGGACAAACGATACAGTCGTCTAATCCCGGATTTGTCATTAACGGTTTTGAATTTGAACACGAATTAAGAGTGAGGTTCTAATATGTCTGGTGTACCTTATACCTTTGGAAATGCAACGACAACTATTGCGTTGTCTAATCTTGATACTAACTTTGCTACTCCGGCAACACTAGGCAACACAACAGTTGGTCTTGGTAATACGACTACGACTGTTGGTAATTTAACATTAGTAAATGCAACAATATCTAGTCTAGCATCACAATTACCAGCGTCAGCAATGCCGACAGGTAGTGTCGTGCAAGTTGTTAATGTAATTTATAGTACGCCAGTTTCAACAACTTCTGTTGCAACAATGGTTAATACGGGTTTAACAGCTAGTATTACTCCTCAATTTTCTACTAGCAAAATTTTGATTTTAATTCATCATAATGGTGTTTATAGGGGCGGAACTATTTATGCACAGATGGATATGCAATTCCTAAGAAATTCAACTGTTTTGACCTCTATGGCTTCAGCCTCATTATGGAACGGTAATTTTGCTGGATTAACAACAAATTACGGAACTACATTATCTATTGTTTATTTAGATTCTCCTGCAACAACATCATCAACAACCTACTCTACGCAATATCAAATTTCACCGGGCGGTAGCGGGACTGTTGGATTGCAAAATGGAAATACGGCTTCAACAATTACATTAATGGAGATTAGATAATGCAACCAAATATTCATGATGCGGTAAGAGCTTTATATTCAAATGCGGTTACTATTTATGGTAATGACGTTAATTCTTTAATTGTTCATGATGTTAATGGTTCAGCAATAACAATTGATGCATCTGCCGTTACAAATCAATTAACAACATTGCAAACAAATTACGAAGCAGAACAAACTTCTCAAGCAAATAATAAAGCATCAGCATTATCAAAATTAGCTGCTCTTGGTTTAACTGCGGATGAAATATCTGCATTGGTAGGCTAATATGTCAGTATCAGCACCATTCTCTCCTTGCGGTAACACAGTAGTTATATCTGCAACAACTACTGCGTCTACACCTGTACAAGTGCCGTCTAGTACGCTTGGTGGTAATCAGTATAGGATTATCAACAGCGGTACTATTGTTGTGATTCTTGGATACGGACCTACTGCGGCATTGGCAAGTGCTGGTGCGGCAACTATTCCATCATCAACTCAGGCTAACTGTTTGCCTTTGTTGCCGGGAACAGATGAGATTATTACGTTTGCGCCTAATGCTTATTTCTCAGCAAATTGCACAACAGGCACGGCAACACTTTATATCACTCCGGGTGATGGAGACTAAAAATGTTAAAGACAGTAAGTAGCGCTAGTGGAAGCAATGGTTTTCCAATCACACTAGGTAATACAACAATTACTGCTGGAAGCACTACGTCGTCTTTATCAAACTTAACTCTTTACAACGTAACAATATCTAGCGGTTCTGTTGTTGACAACATCACAACGGCTAATTCTTTTGTCGGCACAGGAAGTATTACAGGAAGTTCAAATGTTGGCGTATTTTCCTACGGCAATTTGTCTTATTCCGATACAGGAATTGTTGCTTCTTATGCGTCAAACGTTAACAGCTATGTACAGATAGTTGTA